TATCCGTTCATGGATGGTTGCATTGCGTACTCAATCTCAAGATCGTATTGACCCAAGCCGTGATGCGATTACCCTTGCAGTAGCAACGGCAGTAATTGATGAGTTGAGCACAACTTCTGATTTTGGTATCAGCGTTAAGGACTGGTTGAAAGAAAACTATCCAAATGTTCGAGTTATTTCAGCGCCAGAATTGACAGAAGCGAATGGAGCAGAAAATGTTGCTTACGCTTATGCCGATGAAGTTGGTGGCGATGGTTCAACTGATGACAAGCGCACTTGGGTTCAAGTAGTGCCTTCTAAATTCTTAACATTAGGTGTTGAGCAACGCAGCAAGCAGTACATTGAGGATTACTCAAATGCTACCGCAGGTGTGATGTTAAAACGCCCTTATGCAGTATACCGAGCAACTGGTATATAAATTCTAATCAATTAAACAGCGCGAGAATTTTATGTCTAAATATGTTTACTCAAAACTAGCAAATGATGTTGTCATCACCGACTGGCATATCTCTACCGATGGAAAGCATCCAAAGGTAAAAAAGTCAGTTCTAATCAATGGCGGTGCAGGAGTAGTTAACAAGAAAACTCTTGATACTCCGCAGGGCGCAATGACAGAAGTGTCGGACGAAGACGCAGAGTTTTTAAAGCACAATTCATCTTTCAAGCGACAAGAAAAAGCAGGTTACTTGAAAATGGAAGGCGCGAAAAAAGATATCGAGAAAGCAGTTTCAGATATGGTAGACCGAGACAAGGGCGACCAATTACAAGAGATTGACTTCGAGCCAGAAAAGGCACCTAAGACTGCCAAGTCCTCAAACAACAAGCCAAAAGCGAAAACCCGCAAACAAGCGAGTTAGTCGCAAAGGGGATAACCCATGACTGACATCGCTTTTAATTTCGCCTTATTCCAAGGTCAATTCCCAGAATTCGTAGACCCGCCTTATACTAGCATTTTAGTTGAGGCGCAATGGAATATCGCTACGTGCTACATATCAGTTAAGAATTGCGGAAGCCTAACAGATGCTTGTAGGGCTTTTGCTATCAATGCAATGACCGCCCACCTATTCAAACTCCAAACCAATAGCGCGAATGTTCCTAGCGGTGGCAAATCGACAGGCTTTGTTCAGCAAGCAAATATCGCTCAAATCTCAGTAAGCATAGTCGCACCTCCGACCAATGCCTCTCAATTTCACTGGTGGCTTAATCAAACTGCTTATGGACAGCAATTACTTGCCTTGCTCAAAGCCAAATCAGTCGGTGGGCTTTATGTAGGCGGTAGAGCAGAGCTTTCAAGTTTCAGAAAAAGTGGTGGAGTTTTTTAGTGAAATCCGAGCGCAAGGTCAACGATGCGACTCTTGATAAAATTAAGAGCATTCTGGAAAGCAGCCATAAAGTAAAAGTGGGCATATTATCCGGTGCCTATGAAGACGGAACTCCAGTCGCTTATGTGGCAGCGATTCAAGAGTTCGGTTCACCAGAGCAAAACATTCCTCCACGATCATTTATGCGCTCCACGGTTACTGAAAAGTCAACTGAATGGAGCAACAAATATGCCAAAATTCTTATGTCAGGAAATCCCGATAACGCTGCAGAAGTTTTAGGGCAAGTTGCAGCAGGTGATGTCAGAGAAAAAATTGCAACTATTCAGGACCCGCCACTACAAGAATCCACGATCAAGGCAAGAGTTAGAAGCATGGCAGACAACGCAACAGTCGGAGCATTGAATAAACCATTAGTGCAAACAGGCTTATTGTTGGGTTCTATATCCCATGAGGTGACTAATGCTTAATAATTTATTGAACCAAGCGTTGTCAATCATTCCCTCGCAGTCTGGGTTGCTCCACAAGTTCGATTCGAGGACTCAGAATGCTAGGAATCAATATGTGACTAATCGCGCCTCAGCAGTCCCTATAGACGGAAGTTTCCAAAGCCTATCGAGAGAGGTCATTGTTCAAATGGGGCTAGACTTAAAGAATGTCTACTTCATGTTATTCACTTCATTCGATGTCACTGGCATTAAGCGAGGCGACTCGGGTGATGTTGTTGAGTATGCAGGATTATACTTTCAGGTGCTCAAAGAGGAAGGATGGAAATCTGTTGACGGGTGGGATGGATTAGTGCTCGTTCAAGTAACAGCAGCGAGCGTTGGACTATGACTGATAATGAGTTTTGGCAAATACTTAGTGGGATATTGACTCCATTAGTAACTGGCATTGAGCCTACAATTACCCTAGTAAATGGATTTCAACCTAATGCTCAAGGCGCTCCACTCAACCCATTAGTAAGCTTTTTCATAATCAGCACTAAGCGTTATGGATGGCAGGGTAGTTCAGATACTTACAACGAGCTTGTTGATGACTTCGACCATTCTGAAAATTGGATAGTTGAGAGGACAATTCAGGTAAGCGCAATGGTAAAACAAGACCCTGAAAACCTTGACCAAATCACAGCTTTCGATATAGTCAATGCTTTATCAGCTTTGTTACAATCAGATTCAGTAATACGCTTGCTCAAAGCAGCCAAAATAGGAATACTAAGAGTAACCGATATTAGAGAAACCTTTATAAATGATGAGAGCGCACAACATACAGAAACCCCGAGCTTTGATTTTATAGTTACATATTCCAATAAGGCAGAAACAAAAGCACCCGTAGTTATAGAATTAAATGCTACAATCCAAACAGTTTAAACCGGAGAACGAAAATGACAATCAGCATTAAAAAGTATGTAGACATTGTAAGTGGTGTAGGCGGAGCGGCAGCAGTAGCAGCGAGAGAACTTATTGGTAGATTATTTTCGACCAATGTTCTCATTCCGACCAATTCTCAAATTGAATTTACAACACTAGAGGATGTCGCGGCATACTTTGGCACAAGCTCATCTGAGTATAAGCGAGCAGCTTTTTACTTCGGTTTTATTTCCAAGTCAACGAGCAAGGCGCGTAAAATTAGTTTCGCAAGATGGACTAATGTTGATGTCGCACCGAGAATTTTTGGCGACGAAGCATCACTATCAGTTGCAGAGTTCGAAGCTATTACCGATGGAACATTTGAACTTACAATGGGCGCAGAAACCCATGAGGTTACAGTTAACTTCGATACCGATGCTTCCTTTGCTGACGTAGCGTCAAGCATTCAGTCGGCAATACAGGCTTTCGGAGCGGCAGCAGTTTGGACAGGCGCCACAGTAACTTATAATGTCGGCACTAAAGGTTTTGATTTAGTTGGAGGCGCAGTAGGCGAAGCACCGATAAGTTGTGTCGCAGGAACAACAGGCACTAATATTTTTGCAAGCATGGGTTGGGCGCTTGGTGTTTTTTCAGACGGTGATGATGCCGAGGAACCTGTTGCTGCCTTAATCGCGTCAGACCAATCGAGCGACAACTTCGGTTCTTTCTTGTTTATGCCGATATTGACTATCTCTCAAGTTGAGGCACTAGCTGTCTACAACAATACATTGAATATAAAATATCTTTATCCAGTCCCAGTTCAGGAAGCCGACACTACTGCTTACAATGCCGCACTAGCTGATTACTCGGGAACTGGCTTGATATTAATCAATGTCGCTTTTGTCGATGAGTACCCTGAAATGTGTCCTATGATCGTTTTAGCGGCAACCGATTACACGAAGCGTAATTCAGTTCAGAACTATATGTTTCAAATCTTTGCAGGATTGAGCGCGACTGTAACTGATACTCCGACTTCAAATGCTCTCGATGCACTGAAAGTAAATTACTACGGACAAACAGCCCAAGCAGGTCAAAATATAAGCTTCTTTCAAAGAGGCTTGTTGATGGGAACAATTACTTCACCAATCGCAATGAATGTTTATGCGAATGAAATCTGGTTGAAGGATGCCGCCTTAGTTACCATGTTGAATATGCTATTGAGTTCGGCAAGAGTTCCCGCTAACCAAGCAGGTGAAAACCAAGCGACTGCCAAGCTACAAGAGGACGTTATTGACAAAGCATTATTCAATGGAGTAATAAGTGTAGGCAAGCCATTATCGTCTGACCAAAAAGCATTTATTACTAATGCGACTGGTGATGATTTAGCATGGCAGCAAGTTCAATCGTCTGGCTACTGGATGGAGGTTGTTGCAGAACAAATCCCTAGCAGTAATCCCGCGGAGTACCAACTTACATACACAATAATTTATGCCAAAGACGATGCAATAAATAAAGTCTCAGGCACTCATTCACTAATATAAAACGGAGACAGCCATGTCGGATATTTCAAGCATTGGTTTAAAGGTACGAATTGTTGGAAGTCTTACCTTTCCGGTAGGCTTTGAGGTAACTCAATTCGCTGACGATTCAGACCCATTCGACTTACCAGATATTCAGATTGCCGATAAAGCGATGGGAGTAAATGGAGACTTAGTAACATGGTCGACAGCAGTTCCTATTGAAGTTTCAATCGCAGTAATTCCAGACAGCGATGACGATAGGAACTTGGGTATTCTTGCTGAATTAAATCGAGTCGGTAGAGGCAAACTTCCAGTGAAGGATTCCATTACCATGATAAGAAGTTTTCCAGACGAAAGACCGTTGATATTAACAAATGGCAAGATCGTATCAATGCCACCCGCATCATCGAGTTCAAGCGCAGGTCGGAAAAAATCAAAAGTTTATAAGTTCGTTTTTGAAAATAAAGTAGGAATCTAATATGACACTAAGGAACCCGCAGGTAATCTCGGTAGAGACACTTGAGGGCGAACAGCGCGAGTACGTCATTCATCACATGGCAGCATTTGATGGCAGAAAGGTAGCTGTTTGCTATACACAGGGAGCTTTACCAAAAATTGGGGATTATGATGTCAACGAGGCAATGTCTTTATTGATGATGCGCTATGTTGGAATCGCTCAAGAGAATGGTGAACTCCTAATGCTCACTACAAAGGGTTTAATCGAAAACCATGTGCCAGACTGGGAAACACTGGCAAAGATTGAAATTGAAATGTTGAAGTACAACACAAGTTTTTTTCAGAACGGCAAAGCCTTGAGTTTGTTAAAAGAGTTCTCGGACAAGGGAACGGAATTGATTTCGTCAACGTTGACGGATTTATTGGAGCGATTGTCTCAAGCGGAAAAGCTACCCTAAGAGAACTTCAAGAGTATTATACACTTGAGGAAGCTTTTGATTTGTGGGAGATTGAGACAACCAATAAACATAACGAATTGATGGCTATTAAAGCAGCCAAGCTTAAATAGTCGGGAGCTTTGTCAGATGGCTAGTGTATTAGAAACATTTTACTTTCTGTTTGAATCGGATGCCAAAAAAACTAAAAAGGAATTTGATGAAGTTAGCAAGTCAACTGACTCAATGGGTAAGAACCTAAAGAGCGCAGGAAAAGACACTCAAAAATTAGACAACGATTTTTCCACGCTAGTAAAAACAGCAGGGGGAGTTGTTGCAGCCTTCCTTTCTATCCAGACTGCCAGAAAAGCAATGGAGTTATCGAGTGAAATTAACGATCTTGGCAACTTCACTAAAATGCTTGGCATATCAACTGAAAAGACTTTTGCTTGGGGTCAGGCAATCACTCGATTCGGTGGCGATGCAAATACATTCAAAGCCACTTTATCATCGCTCAATTCACAGCTTGTAGAAACATCATTGACTGGAACAAGCGGTCTAGTTCCCGCTTTCAATATGCTTGGTTTAAGAGCCATTGATGCGGGTGGGAAAGCCCGTTCAGCTTTTGAGGTCCTACCTGAAATTGCACAAAGCTTTGAAAAACTCAGCAAGATGGAGTCGGCAGCATTAGGTCAAAAAATGGGGTTAGACCCCGCGACTATTTTGATGCTCCAAAAAGGAAGGAAGGAAGTCGAGACAATTATAAAACGCCAATCTGAGTTGGGAGTGGTGAATAAAAAGCAAGTCGATACCGCAGAAAAGCTAAAATTTGCCTTGACAGACATGAATCAAGTCTTTGGGAGTTTTGCCAGAGAACTTCTTACCGCAGTCTCACCCGCCATTATAAGTCTGACAAATACACTCACTGATATAATGGTTTGGGTAAGGGAAAACAAAGCCTTTGTAATAGGATTTTTCACAGCCCTTGCAGGAGCAATCCTTTTTGTTTTGCTACCCGCCATAGGCTCACTAATAGCGGCTAGTGCCACACTCGCATTGATATGGGCGCCAGTAATAATTCCACTGGCAGCAGTAGCACTGGCAATAGGATTAATCGCGGACGAAATCTACAATTTCATTCAAGGCAATGACACTCTAATAGGAAAAATTCTACCTTCATGGACGCGCATGAAGGAATTGATTGACGAAGCTATCAAGGCTGTCAAGGATTTTTTTGCAGCAGCCAGTGTAAAAGTTCCCGACTTCCTTTTGAAAGGCAAGACCATGATTGAAGACGCAGCCAGTTATGTCGGCAATTCGATGACATCAAGCAGTATCAGCAACCAAAAAGATGGCGACAAATCGTTTAACTTTGGAAACATATCAATCGTAACCGCAGCGACAGACGCAAAGGGCATTGCAGAATCAATAGGAACTGACTTGATGGAGCAAATGAGAACCGCAGTCGCAACCTTTGATAATGGTGTAAAAATATGAGCGTACTAAATTCAATCATAAACTCATTGTTTAAAGTCGATGTTTCGGCAATTTACAATCAAGACTCTGGTGAGCAAATTTTTTCTGGTGCCTCGATTATAAAAAGCTCAGTAATCCGAGACTCAAAGTTCATGGAGCACCCTCTCGAAACGGGAGCAATAATTGTTGACCACAGAATCATTCTACCAAACGAGGTAAGAATGCAGTTGATCGTGGCAGGAAAAGACTTCCCTAATGTTTATCAGAGAATCGCGCAAGCGTGGGAGAACGCAGATAAGCTCGACTTGAAACTAAAGGTTGGCTTTTTTAGCGACATGGTAATCAAGGCAATGCCACATGAAGAAACAAGCGACATGATGAATGCTGTTACAATAGATTTAAAACTTAGGCAAGTTCAGTTGGCATCGAAAGTTGTGACCTTCCTAAAGAAAGATAATGTGGCAAATAAAAAACAAGCGAGCACTTCTGCAGGTGGCGAAAAGAATCCAGTAAAAAGCCAGTCAATACTTGCGAGGGCTTTCGGATGAGTTTTAGAATCCCATTACAACTAGATGCTCCAAATCAGTCCTTATCATTTACGGAAGGTGCGTCATGGAGTGTCGCATTGAAGTCTACTAATAATAGCCTTGTGGCGACAATCCAGAGGGATGGCGTAACTTTAATCGAGGGAGTTCGGATAGTTGCAGGGGAGTTCATTATTCCTTATCCATACTTATCAATAGCAAATTTTTATCTTGAAACTCAAAACAATCAGCTACCGGATTATACCCTTCTAGGCACTACTCAATTCCTTATTTTTATGACCGAGGATGAGGTCAGGGCAAATGGATGACAGAATTGTAAAATTCAGCGTCATAGTTAACGACAAACTCCATACCTATGAGGGTTTAGAGATAACCGCCAAAGGAGTGAAATCTGGAAACTTTATCCAGAATGAATGCTCGTTCACTATCTCAAACATTGACAAAGAAACCAGAGACTTTCTATTGACGGAAGGCTCACCCTTCAATCGGATATCGAATCGAACTAGACCATTTTGCAGACTGGAAGTAGGGCGCGTGAGCTATGGCACTTTCATCATGTATCAGGGCGATATCGCTTTAGTTTCTGTCACACAGCCACCCGATATAAAACTTACAATCAAATGCCTCACTAGCAACTGGGGTAAGGGCATCATGGTAGAAAAGACCGAGGCGCCAGTCGCAAGCTTATCAACTATTGCAGCGAGCATAGCGAAGGATTTAGGACTGCCATTATTGTTTCAGGCGGACGATAAACAGATCTCTAACTATTCGTATTCAGGACCCGCGACAGGTCAGATAGAAAAACTTTATCGCATGGGTGATTATGATGCCTATGTGGATGACGATAAGCTTGTCGTTGTGAATAGAAACAAAGCATTAAGTAATTCAATAAGAATACTAGACTTAGATAATGGCTTAATCGGTATACCCGAATTCATTGATTACGGGATAAGAGTTAAAATGTTGATTGACCCATTTACAAAAGTCGGCATGGAATTGCAAGTTACTAGCCTAATTTACCCTGCTGTCAATGGCACTTACAAAATAAGAAAACTGGAGTTTGATGTGGCAAATAGGGGAATCCCATTTTATTACATTGCAGAGGGAGCGAGAGTATGACGGATGCAAGCTCAAGACCTAGTCGTGACCCAAGCATGGATGGAACTCTTGTCGGGATGCTTACAACAATTCTAAATAAGTTTGTAAGCACCAACCTTGATGGAGCACTCCCCGCGGTAGTTGAGTCTTATGATGCTGAAAAAAACCAAGCATCCGTAAGACCTATGGTTAAGATAATTGCAACTGATGGGCGCTCATTAGATAGGGCGATTCTACCAAGCGTACCAGTCTTTCAAATAGGCGCAGGAAAGCATGGCTTGTTTTTTAATGACATCCAAAAAGGCGACTTGGGTTGGATAGTGGCAAATGACAGGGATATAAGTCTGTACTTGCAAAGCCTTACTTCCAAGTCACCAAATACTGACAGGACTCATTCATTCGAGGATGCAATCTTTTTCCCAGACGTATTGAGAGGGTGGGCAAAGGAAAGTGGAGAGCGAGCATCGTTTCAGAACAAAGCAGGTTCAGTAAAGGTGGCATTAAAAGATTTATCGCTTGAGTTGCTTGCACCTACCGTTAATATCAAAACCAAAGTAAACTTGGGTTCAGGCGGACCCGCCATTGCCAGACTTGGCGATACAGTTACAATAGTCGCACCCGCACAACCTTGGGATGGGGCGACTGGAACAATCACAAGCGCATCGAGCAACCATACGGCAAACTAATGATTACACTAGCAACTAATTCAAATAACGATCTATTCGCCTCAAATGGAAACATAGTGGTTTGCAGAGATATCAATGCACTCGGTCAGCAATGCGAAAAGACTGTCAAGGTAGTTATTGGAGAGCTTATTTTTGACCTTACAAGGGGAGTTTTAGGATTCGGTCAAGATGATATTTTTGGAGATACCCAAGATGCTCAGTTATACGAGTTCAGATTGCGTGATGCAATTAGAGCAGTCAATGGAGTCGTGGAAATACTCTCCATTGATTATGAAGTAGTGGGGGATGTTTTGAAGTACACTGCCGAAATCCAAACTATTTATGGCATAACCGACTTTAATAGCGAGCTGTTTATATGACATACACTTACATTGATGGAACAGGCACAATAATTGCCGATACTGAAACCACAAAAACTCAAGTTCAAGATGAATACAAAGCCGAGTTTGGTGATGATTTAATACTTGACGATGCGAGTCCGCAAGGCGTTTTGATCGTTGCAGAAACAGAACAGCGTGATGCGCTTGCTCGCAACAATGCCGACCTTGCAAATCAAATAAACCCTAACTTAGCAGAGGGTATTTTCCTTGACGCCATCATGGCGTTGTCTGGAATGATTCGTGATGTTGGAGAGCCTTCATGGTTTACCTCGAAAGTAGTAGTAACTGGAGTGGCAGGAACTCCAATACCAATAGGCGCAATCGCTCAAACAGTTTCAGGTGATGAATTTATAACTACCGAGGCTATAGTTCTTGATGGTAGTGGAAATGGATTGATGGACTTCGTATCAGTCGTCAATGGTCCTATTCCTTGTGCAATAGGTGAACTTGATACAATCGTTACGGGAATCCTTGGGTGGGAAACTGTAAACAATACAGTCGATGCGACACTTGGAACCTCCATTCAATCAGATCGTAATGCCAGACTTGAAAGGCGTACTACTTTAGGATTGCAAGGAAGGGGAGTGCCAGAGGCAGTTTTTGGAAATGTAAAGGCAGTATCAGGCGTGAAAAGCCTTGCCTTTCGAGCAAATAAGGGCGCAGCAGGTTTTATCGACGGGATAGCTATGGTAGCGCATAGTGTATGGGTTGCCGTTCAAGGTGGGGCAAATGGCGACATCGCAGAGGCACTCCTAAAATCAGTTGAAATAGGTGCGGACTGGAATGGAGCACTATCAGTAATGGTTCAAGAGCCAGTTTCAGGTCAGAACTATACAGTCAAGTTTGACCGCCCGACAGAGATTCCAGTCGAGATTCTAGTTACTGCAAAAACTGGAGCGGCAGTTGTGGATGTTTCTACCGCAGTCAAGGATTCTATTTTGGCTTATGCGAATGGTGAAATAGATGGAGAGGCGGGTTTTGTTGTTGGCGGCTCAGTTTCGCCTTTTGAGTTATCCGGTGCGATAAATGAGCTTTACCCAGACATCATAGTGACTAATGTTTTGGTTGATGTTTTAGGCGGCACCCCAGTTCCAGATACATTAGTTTTGGCTATATGGGAAGTCGCAACAATAACAAGGGCGAACATAGCAGTGACGGTTTTATGATTAGGACTTTTGATTTTTCAATCAACTTAAAACAAGCGATTCTGTGGCAATACGAAGAAGCATCGAGCCTTATCGCGCTTGTCCAAAACAAGCAGAATTTCGTAGATGAGAATCATACTCAATTCTGGAATGACTGGTATAACGATGTTCTTGTAGTTGATACTTGCAATTTTTTTGGCGCAAGCGTTTGGGCTATCATTCTTGATGTTCCACTACTGATAAACGCGCCATTTATAACCGAAGGCGGAGTAGGTTTTGGCTTTGGTGAATTTAGACAAAACTTTGAGTATTCTAACTTTCAGCCAATAGGTCAGGGGGCGCAATTACTCACACTACAACAACGAAGAATATCTTTAAAAATGCGATACCAAAGACTAACAACAGGGGCTAGTATTCCTGAAATCAACAAAATTCTATTCGATGCCTTTGGAGCAGGAGTTTATGCAAGAAAGACCGCTAACATGGCTATCGAATATGTTTTCCCATTTATAATACCTTCATGGATAATTTACATATTCTCAAGTTTGGATGTCTTCCCGACACCCGCGACAGTATCGGCTACATTAGTAGAGGAACCATAAAATGCCAAAATATATAAGAATCCCATTTGCCGAGACAGGCGACAAGACAGCAGTTCCAGACGCTGCTCAAATCGACGG